CAGCAGCAAGAACTGCAACTGAAGACACAAGAGCTTCAGCATAAGATGCAACTAGACACGGCTAAACTTCAGCTTGAGGCTCAGAAGATAAAAGCCGCTAATCAAAGAGAGGGGGCCAAGTTGGGAGTTAAACTGGCGACTGATCTTGATAACTCTCAGCGAGCGGATCAGCAAGCTGGGGCTAAACTTGGGGTAGAAATAGCAAGGGAGCTAAGTAAGGGGGATGGATGATACAGTTATTGCTTTGATGAAGCGTAGTATCTCTGAGTATAAACTTGAAATAGAACAATTCTTGGCAGGGGGCCAAGCTAAATCTATGGATGACTACAGCAGACTTGTTGGGAGATATGAGGCTTTAAAGCTTCTAGAGTCTGATTTACAAGAAATAGAAAAAAGATTTATTGAACAATAAGTTCAATTGAACTATTTCTACATATGGGGGCTTCGCGGGGTAATCCGCGCACGGTTTCTGTGAACCTAATCACTGCAAGGTATATAAAATGTATGCAGATAAAAAAATAACTGAGGAAAAAGTAGCGACTCAGTTGCCAGAACCTAAAGGCTACAAAGTTCTTATTAGCACTGTTGAGGTTAATGAGAAGACTGAGGGTGGCGTTTATATGCCAGATGGACTCAGGCAAGCAGAAGAAACAGCATCTATTATAGGGTTTGTAATTAAATCTGGCCCTGATGCATACTCTGATAAAGATAGATTTCCAAATGGAGCCTACTGCAAAGAAGGTGATTTTGTAATCTTTAGATCTTATTCAGGAACCAGATTTAAAATTCATGGCAAAGAGTTTCGCTTAGTGAACGATGACACTATTGAGGCCGTTGTTGACGATCCAAGGGGGTATACACGGGTATGAGTAATTTAGCTTCAGAACCTGAAATGATGGAAGATGTTGTAAACGAATCACCCGATACACAAGATGTTGTATCTGATGATAAGTTTGAAATTGAAATTGTAGACGATACTCCTGAAGAGGATCGTGGGAGACCCCGTAAGGCTGAGGATGCTGCTCCTGAAATCTTTAATGATGACGAGTTAGATAAGTATTCTGAGGGTGTTCAAAAGCGTTTTAAAAAAATGACCTACGAGGCCAATGAGCAGCGTAGGAATAAAGAGGAAGCTATTAGGCTTCGTGAAGAGGCTTTAAAGTATGCTGAGTCTATTAAGGCTGAAAATGAACGTCTTAGAAAAACTCTTGAACACGGAGAGGAAACTCTTGTTACTCAAGCTAAAGGTCGTGTCCAAGCTGAGTTAGATCGTGCAAAGGTAGCATATAAAGAAGCGATTGATGCTGGTGATTCTGATTTAATTCTTGAGGCAAATGACAAAGTAACTGCTTTGAGAATAGAGGCTGATAAGATAAATAGTTACAGGCCTCAAAAAAGACCTGTGTCACAAGTCCAAGTTCCTCAGTATCAACAGCAGGCACCTGCAAGACCGCAGCCAGATGCTCGTGCAGTTGAGTGGGCTAAACAAAATACTTGGTTTGAAAATCCTGAAACCCCTGAAATGACAGGCTATGCATATGGTGTGCATCAAAAGCTTGTAGAATCAGGGATTGATCCAAATACAGATCAGTATTATACACAAATTGACAAGGCCATGAGACAGGTCTTTCCAGATAAGTTTGACGATGGGCAAGTAGAGGTACAAGCACCCCAGCGTCAAGGTGGCTCCGTGGTTGCTGCACCGTCGAGAACGACGAAAAAATCACGCACAGTGCGACTTACCTCAACGCAAGCCTCTCTCGCCAAGCGGCTTGGACTCTCAAATGAGCAATATGCGGCGCAATTAATGAAGGATCAATCCAAATGACGAATAGATCTCCACGCACTACAGAAACCCGCGATTCGGTTAAACGTAAAGCGTCATGGACTAGACCAACAATGTTACCTTCCCCAGAGCCACGCGATGGTATTACCTTCCGCTGGATCCGCACATCTACATTGGGAAATACGGATAACACTAACGTCTCTTCCAGATTTCGTGAGGGATGGACGCCAGTTCGTAAAGAGGATCATCCAGACCTTCACATTGTGTCTGATATAGATTCAAGATTCCAAGACGGTATTGAGGTAGGGGGTTTACTGTTATGTCAACTTGCTACTGAACAGGTCGAGGCTAGGGTTGAAGCACAGTTACAGGCGGCTCAAAGCCAAATGGATGCTGTTGATAACTCGTATCTAAAACAATCAGACCCTCGTATGCCCGTTCTAAATCCAGAACGAAGCACACGATCTTCATTTGGCAAGTGACCCCTGTGGGTAGCTTGTCTTAATTTAAACTCTAGGAGTATGAGAAAATGGCTACTACAGCAACTCCCTACGGCTTAAAACCTGTGCGCCGCGCAGACGGAATGCCGTATGCTGGTGCGACCAATCAGTATCTCATTGATCCCGCTGGAGAAGCAACAAACCTGTTTTACGGGCAAGTTGTTATCATTGGGGCTGATGGTTACATCGCACTCGCAACTGGTTCAGGTTCAGACCTGACATCTAACAGCATCTCAGGAACAACAGGCGTTGGTGGTATCGGCGTTTTTGTTGGTTGTGAGTATGTAAATTCTTCAGGCCAACGTGTTCAGGCGCAGTATTATCCATCTGGTACAAACAGTAGCAGCACTGCGATCAAGGCATATGTTGTTGACGATCCAAACGTACTATTCCAAGCCCAGCTTGATGGTACAGGAGCGCAAACAATTATCGGTACAAACACATTCTTTGCAGCAGTACAGTCTACCTCAACTGGTAATACCACGACAGGTAACTCTACATCTGCATTAGACGCTACGGTGAAGACTGCCGCAGCGGCGTTTCGTATCGTTTCACATGTGTCAGATGCTGCTGATGCGTTCCCGGATGTACTTGTAAAGTTCAATCCGGGCGCTCACCAGATGACCAATAACGTAGGCTTATAAGGAGGTTAAATCATGGCTATTTCACGCGCCCAGCTCCTTAAAGAGCTATTACCGGGTCTGAATGCATTGTTTGGTTTGGAGTACGGCAAGTACGAAGACGAACATGCTGAGATCTATGAAACTGAAACTTCAGAGCGTAGCTTTGAAGAGGAAGTTAAATTATCAGGTTTTGGAGCCGCTCCTGTGAAAGCAGAAGGTGCTTCAATTTCTTATGACAACGCACAGGAATCATTCACTGCGCGTTATAATCATGAGACAGTCGCAATGGGCTTTTCTATTACAGAAGAGGCTATGGAAGACAATCTGTATGATTCGCTTTCTGCTCGTTATACCAAAGCTCTTGCTCGCGGTATGGCATACACAAAGCAAACAAAGGCTGCTTCTTTGCTGAACACAGGCTTCACCACCTTTAACTCAGGTGATGGCGTTACTTTGTTTAGCACAGCGCACCCAACCGTTGAGGGCACTACTAATGCTAACCGCCCTGCAACTGACGCTGACTTGAATGAAACTTCACTTGAGCAAGCTGTTATTGATATTGCTGCGTTCACTGATGAACGTGGTTTATTGATTGCTGCTCGCCCTCGTAAGCTAATCATTCCACCAGCGTTAATGTTTGTTGCAACTCGCTTGTTGGAAACAACTCTGCGTGTTGGTACAGCAGATAATGATATCAACGCACTTAATTCAAACGGGTCTATCCCAGAGGGTTATGCGGTGAATCACTATCTTACAGACAATGATGCCTTCTTCATCACAACTGATGTGCCTAACGGCATGAAGCATTTTGTCCGTACCGCTATGCAAACAGGCATGGATGGTGATTTTGACACTGGTAACGTGCGCTACAAAGCGCGTGAGCGTTACAGCTTTGGTGTATCAGATCCATTGGGAATCTACGGTTCTCGCGGAGCATAATAGTTCAATAGAACTTTTATTGGTAAAGGGGCGGCGAAAGTTGCCCCTTTATTTTTTTTGTTTATATGTTAATATCTCCACATCCCTGACAAACACATGGTGTGTTTGACTAACCCAGACAGGAGATCAACATGGGTACTACTACTTTTTCTGGTCCTATACGGGCTGGCAACATTCGCAACACAACGGGCACTACTGTTGGGTCAGACATAGCAAACGTAGGTTATGTTGTAATGACTCAACAACATGTAATGGATATTTCTGGCGGCGCTGTCGCAGCAGAAGCCACAAATGTGGTAATCCCTGCCAACTCAAAAATCGTAGACATCATCATTGATTTAGAAGTGGCTGCTAACACTACGACAAATATTAGTGTTGGTGATACTGTAGGTGGTGCAGCAACTCTCGTTAATGCTGTCGCTTCTGGAACTACTGTAGGTATCAAGGCGTTAGGCGCTTCTGGCGGTGGTACACTTACATGGAAAAATACTGGTGCATCTGATTTAAAACTAACAGCTACCTCAAGTGCAGGTACTAATGCGGGATCAGTTGTTATAACAGTGATGTATGCTCAAGCGTTTAATACGGCTGTTCAGCCGTAAGGAGGCCTAGATGGCTGGTCAAGAAATACGGGCATTTAATGTCGCAACATCAGGATTTAGTGCAGGGGTCGTTGGCCCCGCACGAAGTCGAATACAGGGCGTCTTGGTGTATGCCACTAATATCACAGCCTTCACCATTAAGAATGGCTCTGCATCAGGAGACACTCTGTTGGATCTAACTCTTCCAGCGGGATGGAACGATGTGTTCCTTCCTAACGATGGTATACTTGCTGATAATGGTGCTTATGTGTCTGCTCTATCAGGCACTGGTTCAGTGATAACTCTATTACTGGAGTGATGTATGGCTGGTAATGATGTACTATCTATACACTCGCATACCTCAGCGGCACTTGTAAATCGAAGGTGCCGACTAAGAGGTGTGGTTGTGAATACGACATCTGGAGGTTCAGGTGATGTCGTATTTTATGATAATGCATCCGCAGCATCAGGTACAGTTTTGCTTGAAGTTGATGAAAAGGCTGTAAGCACGGTTGATATAATAATACCGGGGGATGGCATCCTAGCTAAGAATGGAGTGTACGCTTCCCTACCATCAAACGTAAGCGTTACAATATTTTTTGAGTAGGTCATGGCTGAGAAAAAAACAAAATCAAAAAAAGATCCCCGCTTAGCAAGAGCGGGGGTTTCTGGATTCAACAAGCCTAAGCGCACACCAAGTCACCCAAAGAAGTCACACGTTGTTGTGGCTAAAGATGGGGAGAAGGTTAAGACAATTAGGTTTGGTGAGCAGGGTGCTAAGACAGCAGGGAAACCAAAGGCTGGCGAGGGCGACAAGATGAAAAAGAAACGTGCAAGCTTTAAAGCCCGTCATGGTAAGAATATTAAAAAGGGCAAGATGAGTGCTGCATACTGGGCTGATAAGGTGAAGTGGTAATGGCTATCTCGCGTTCTCAGATGGGCAGTCAACTAACAGGTAACAGAACCTCTACAGGTGATGATGCTAAAGATCTTGACATCATTCGCTTTGGTAAGGGTGGTAAAACTAAAAAGAAAAAGTCTGGTGTTAATGCTGCTGGAAACTACACAAAGCCAGAAATGCGTAAGCGCCTTGTGGCAAAGTACAAGGCTGGCAGCAAGGGCGGGAAACCGGGCCAGTGGTCGGCAAGAAAAGCCCAGATGGTTGCTAAAGAATACAAGGCTAAGGGTGGGGGCTATAGAGGTTAATGGCGCTCAAGAAGTCACAGAAGAGCTTGAAGTCTTGGACAAAGCAGAAGTGGCGAACAAAGTCTGGCAAGCCATCGACGCAAGGAAGCAAGGCTACAGGCGAGCGATACCTTCCTGAGAAGGCTATCAAGTCTTTGACCTCTGCGGAGTACGCCGCTACTACAAAGAAGAAACGCGAGGCCACCAAGAAGGGCAAGCAGGTTGCCAAGCAGCCTAAAAAGATTGCAAAGAAAACCAAACGGTTTAGGAGCGTGGTGACATAATGGCTGTAGTAACCCCCGACATGCCAGAGATCTTTGAGGAAGCCTATGAACGGGCTGGCCTTGAGATGCGTAGTGGGTATGATCTTAAAACTGCACGAAGAAGTTTAAACCTTTTAACATTGGAGTGGCAAAATCGTGGCCTTAATCTCTTCACTATTGAAGCGGGTACGCTCGCTGTTACAGCGGGTACGGCAACGTATACCCTTCCTGCGGATACAATCGACATTATCGAACACCAAATCCGCACAGGAACAGGCACAAACCAAATCGACACCTCGCTCGAAAGAGTCAGTGTCTCGACCTACGCCCAGCAAACCAACAAAAACACGGAAGGTAGGCCGACCCAAATCTACGTCCAAAGGCTCCCGACAGAAACAAAAGTAACCTTGTGGCCTGTTCCTGATAACACAACAACCTATCAAATAGCGTATCATAGGTTAAAGGGTATTGACGGGTTGTCATCTGGCATAGGTACAGAGGTATCATCTGTACCGCCTCGATTTGTTCCATGTTTAGTCGCGGGTATGGCTTACTATATTGCCATGAAAAAGAACCCACAGATGGCTGCTGGGTTAAAACAAGAGTATGAGTTCCAGTTTCAGCTTGCCGCTGGGGAAGATGAAGAGACAGCATCAATTAAGTTTGTCCCGTTTAACACATTTATGACGGGTGCAGGATGAGTTACGCTAGAGGGAAGTACGCTTTTGGTTACTGTGACAAGACAGGGTTCAGATATCCTTTGGCTGATCTTGTGCCTGAGTTTAACAACGGCGTTAAGACTGGATTCTTGGTAGGCCGTGATGTTGTTGACCCAGACCAACCACAAAACTTTTTGGGTAGAGTAAAGATAAACGATCCCCAGTCTTTGAGAAATCCAAGGCCTGATACGTCTTTGGCTGAAAGTCGCGGATTGTTTGGGTGGAATCCTGTATGGAACGAGCTTCAGTTTATGAAAGCTGAAGTTGGAACTGTTACCGTCGAAACAACATAGGAGTTTAAAATGGCGATGAAGAAAAAAGGCTATGCTAAAGGCGGCGTTGCTAAGAAGATGGCTGGCGGCGCAATGAAAAAGAAAAAGCCCGTGGCAATGAAGTCAGGTGGCAAGATGCCTATGGTCAAAAAGAATGGGAAGAGTGTCCCAGCGTTTGCGGCTGATGGTGTAGGCAAAATGAAAAAAGGTGGCGCTGCTAAAAAGAAAATGGGTGGCGCTATGATGATGAAGAAAAAGGGTTACGCGAAAGGCGGGGCCATGATGAAAAAGAAAAAAGGTTACGCTAAAGGCGGTAAGACTAAAAAGTAAAGTCAACTTGGGGGGATAGATTGGCTTATTTGCAAAGTAACATACCGCACTTCAAGTGCTGGGTTCGCCGTGAGTATACTCACAACCATGAACAATACCACGGCGAGTTCTTACACGCGATGGCAATAGCGGTAACGACAATGCCAAATAGATGCTTGAGCTTTCAAGTTATCTTTACGGGATGCGAAGCGGATGAAGAAGGAGATGAGAATGTACATGGTGGCGCAATGTGGGCGAGAATGCCTATAACCGCTCTTGTAGCCGATGAGCCGCTCAATGAGTGGCCTTCTGCTATGGCTGTGCATGATGCCCAGCCTTGGGACTGTTCGTCCTACAACCATGCTGTGTACGTCTTGGACAGGGCAACACCATGTCCTTGGTTGGCAAAGATAGATGGGAATATGTATCCTGCAAAGTATATGTTCACCGTTGATTATTCGGAAGGTGAGATAGCGGATGACCCAGCGCAACATAAGCAAAGCCATGTTATGCAGCTTTTAGACGCTGGGGAATGGACTGGTAATGTGGTGGCACTGCCTAACAATCGTGTAAGGGTTACTCATCCTGCGTGGTTTGAGACTGGTACTGGTGCCCCAGACTTCAAGCCATCTCAACATATACACTATTCAAAATCCGATTTAGACTATACTATGGATGTCAACAAAATATTCGATAACCTGTACCAAGAGGATTAAAGATATGGCAACGAAACCTAAAGCTAAACCAGCCCAACCGGGATCAAAGCGTCCACCTAAACGCCCCGATGCTATGGAAAGACGCCGCGAAGGCGACATTAAAACGGAAGAGCTTCTGGCTGGTATGACCAAATCGGAGATAAACGCTTCTATTGACGCTGGGGAAAATCCTAAGAAAGATAAACCCAAACCCAAAAGAGGGGGCAAGGATAGGGCTAAGAAGACTGGGGATGGGTTAAGAAATATTGCAGCAGCAATGGTGCAACCAGCATTACCGGGCGTAGCGGCAGCAGCAGGTAGAGCAGCTAAAAAAGTGGTAAAGAAGGCTGGTGGTGGCAAGGTGTGCCGTGGCATGGGTGCTGCCACTCAAGGTGGCAGGTTTAGAATATCCTAAAGGAAAGTTCAAATGAACTATTCAGAATTAACAGCAGCTATACAGGCTTACACGGAGAATGATGAGACAACTTTTGTCGCTGAAATCCCTACGTTTGTTCGTCAGGCAGAAGAAAAAATACATAGAACTGTGTTAATTCCTGAACTCCGCAAGAATGTTACGGCGAACATGACCCAGCAGGTTAGGTTCATAGCTAGGCCATCAGACTTCTTGGCACCCTTTTCTATGGCAGTTATAGATGGCGATGGAGACTATCACTTCCTTCTCAACAAAGATGTTAATTTTGTTAGAGAGGCGTATCCATCAAAGACAGCATATTCCAGACCTAAGTATTACGCTGAGTTTGATGGTGACTTCACATCAACTAACTCTTCTGGAAACTTTATATTAGGCCCAACCCCAGATGCCGCATATGAAGTTCAATTGCACTATTATTACGATCCACCGTCTATAGTTACATCATCAACATCTTGGCTTGGTGATAATGCAGAGGTTGCTTTGCTGTACGGGTCTCTTGTAGAAGCTTACATATTCATGAAGGGTGATGCTGATTTGCTTGCTCAGTATGAAGAAAAGTACCAAGAAGCGTTAAAGCGACTTATGATTTTAGGTGAGGGTAGACTGAAACGCGATAGTTATCGTAGCGAACCAAGGCTGGAGCTATAAATGTTTAGTGTGAAGGTAGATGTACCTCAAAGCGAATCTATTGTTGGAGTACAAACAACCCATAATCGTGGGTTTACACCTGAAGAGATATCAAAGGACTGTGTGGGTAAACTGATAAGTGTATCTGATTCAACACACCCTGCGATTAGAGATCAGGCAAATGCCTACAAGGCAGAAATGGAACGCACTGTTGC